CCATCCAATACACGCGACCAGTATCCTTGCACCAGATTTCAAAGACCTGTGCTTTGCCTTCGACGGCGGGCTCGTCCTCATTGTTCATGTTGCGATTCGTTTTTTTGATCGGCACGTGCTTGGCGATCTCTTCACCGAAGCGCGCTTTCAATTCCCGTTTGGTCATGTGGACGCGGCGTGCGACCCAGCGAACCTCCTCCCACACGCGAGCGGGTGAGTAATAAAAGTCCTCCCAGAACACGTACTCTGAGACTGCGTCTTCGCTCAGGAGTTTCTCCACGATCTGCGCTTCCATTTCGACCATGCCGGTGATCGGATTAATCACCTCGGGCACCATCTCCTGTGTGGTCTCACTCTCGTAGCGCAGCCACATTTGACCCATACCGACGATCAACCAGTCCTCGATCGCGTGACGCGCGGACGCATCGAACTCACTACCATCGCTCTCAATGGTGTCGTTTAAAATCCGTTCGAGCATCTCACCGGCTACCCGTGCGACATCGTCATCCGCGTCGTGGTTCGCACGCGAGACGTCCGCCTTGGGCGGGCGCGCATACAAGGTTGCCATCATCACTTTCATGGTCGACCAGAACAGATTCACACGGCTCTGGCCGAGCTGCATATCATCACGTCGGTCGAGATACCGTTTGACGATTCGCTTCGACTGGTCGTGGAACTTTTTCAGCTCCTTGCTGCTGGCCTCAATTTCCTTTTGCCAATATTGCTGTAACCCCTCCGGTGTGCCGCCGCCGTGCTCGTAACCGCCGTCGTCATCGGCGTATGCGCCGCCAGAGTCTACCGCTTCGGTGAGTTCATCCATTTTCAGTCTCCTATGCGGCCCGCAGCGCGCGGTCCACAGTCTTTCCATAAATCGTTCAAAGTAAATTCATACATCGTGCGCGTGCGAAATGTTTTCGGCACGACAATCGTTGTGCTTTTTTTCTCAATGTTTTTCGCAGCCAATGCGAGGTAGCGAAACGCGTCCGCCGAGTGCGAATGCTCGTCGTGCCGGGGATGATTGCGAAAGGTCTGCGTGCGTTCGTCCCAACTGCGTCTATAGGCGCGTAAATGCTCCAGACCTGCGTAACACGGGTCTTCATCAAAGACACATTTGGGAATCACTTGCCGGGCGGCTTCAATGCCGTCCTGCACGCTCAGCTCGGGCACCAGCGACGGACGAATGCCGTTTCGCAAAAACACTTCGATGATGGAACGGCCAGTTTGCAAACTTTTCGCTTTTGCGTCGTGCGGCAACCACACTTTTTCAATATCGAAGGGCAATGCCTTCAACCAGTCGATATAATGCTGAATTTCGCGCCCGTTGTCCTCGTAATGCATCACGACACGGTAGCCATCGGGCGTTGTTTGCCAGATCCACCAACTGGTGGAGTCGGTGTAGCCGAGATCCGCCACTGCCTCGACTTTTCGGCCCGATTGCGCCGGAAAATCGCCCACGCGCATCTCGCCATAGGCGTCGTTGATCAAATTCGCGAAATACGTGCCCGGAACAGAGGCTTCGAAGGAACATTCGTACTCTCGGAGATAATCCGCCTCTGTCATTTGCGCACGCGCGGCTTCCAGCTCCTCCTCGGGCAGAATTTTCGTTTCGCTGGCCGGCGCTTCGATGAGCAAATGCGAATCGGGGTTCATGCGCGCCTCTTCGCGCAGATTCCAGAACATATTTTTGCCCGCAGGGGTGCCGGTCCAGATTGCCCAGCCTTGCCGGTCGGATAATGTCGCCCGCAGAACGCCGTACCACGCGCTCGGTCTAATTTGGCCTATCTCATCCATGACGACGCCGTCGAAATAGAGCCCACGCAACGCGTCCGGGCGATCCGAGCCCGCCACGTAAATTTTAGACACGCCGCCGGCGGAATTATTGATCTCGATCTTCAGTTCGGACTCATTGGGCTTCTTCGCAGTCATGCCCTCGCACATATCCTTGAGGTACTCCCACGCGATGCGCTTTGCTTGCTCGCGCAAGGGCGCGATATACGCGAACTGCGGGTTTGGGAGCTGGCACTCGAGGGCACCAATGACGAGATCCGCAACATCGGCCACGGTCTTGCCCGCGCGGCGGTGGGCAACGATACACGCCCACCTCTTTTGCCGGTTGTGCAGCGCCATGAAGGGCTCACGCGGCGTATATTCCGTTAACTTCATCGAGCAAACCTTCGGTTTGCCGTTCTGACGCGGAATTCTCCGTGTCTGGAGGGAGTCCCATTTTTATTTGCCCCCCGCCCGGCGGTTCGAGGGGGGCCGGGGGTCGATTCCAAGGGAAAAAAGGCCAAAATTTTCATGGATTCCGACCCGATGATTCTGAATCGGAGGGTTCATGCTCTAAAACCCTTACAGAACAATGACTTACGTCTTTCTCCCCCTCGGATTGTGGCAGATTTGTGACCCGACGTTCATTCAACCAGCCCAATTCGATCTTCAGAGCACCGCCGCCTTCACCCACGACCTGCAAGGGTACGCAGCGCGAGACCAAGTTGACGAACAGTCCGCGATCGGACTGCGTGCCATTGGCTAGCTTCACCAAGTAGGCAACCCCACCAACGTCCGGGTGGTAGAAAGCCTCGGTCACCGAGTCTCGCAGGAGCTGCGTGACCTTGTTCGCGCCTGTACGCGTGTTCAAGCCCGCGTTAGGTGGGTAACCATAGGTCTTGTTAAATGCGCGGCGCTCAGCCGTGCTTAGCGCACGCAGTCTCTCAGTGCGCTCAGGCTTGGTCTCACCCGGCAGCCAGTCTGGAACTGTCTCAGAACCGTGGTTTGTAGAAGGGTTCGAAACTGAAACCGAGTTTGAGTTCGAGTTCGCCGGCGGTTCGGGGCGGGCGAACCCCCCTCCAGCCTCCACTGGGGAGGTGGAGGGGGCGTTTTCTGAATTTTTTTGTTCGTCCATGCATGATTCATAACAGAAACATGAACCAATCACAATCGAAACTTGCTGTTTCTTTTAACGTTCAACTCCGTCTAGGTCGAAGGGTGCGGTGTCCAACGTGTTCATGCAACGCAGCAGTCGCTCTTGCGACATATCCTTATGTCGAATGGCATCACGCACCATCTCATCGACCGTGTTGTGAGTCACGAGTGTGTGAACAGTCACACGGGTCTCTTGTCCCATGCGATGTAGTCGCGCAATGCCTTGTTGATACAACTCAAGCGACCACGGTAGCGAGTACCAAACCACAGTGTGACCTCCGCCTTGTAAGTTCAAACCATGACCACCACTCGCCGGGTGCATCGCTAGCAAGCGAATCTTCTTTGCATTCCAGCGCTTGATGGTGTCCTCTCCATCGCTCAGCGTTTGCACGAAGGGAAACGCATCGCGCAACATTTCAAGGTCCGCTTGAAATTGGTAGAACAATAAAATG